TAATCCTGGTATCTGATTAACTAAAGATGGTTTAGGTTTTCTACTAGCACTTAACTGCTGATAAGCTTCTTCAATATCCTGTTGATTTGGTTGTTGATCAAAGGTGATAACCTCACCAGAGTCAAATGTTATTTTATAACCCATAGTATTCCTTTATTAGTCTGTTCTTTCTACTTTAAATTTATTACCAGAACTCACTTGTCCAGTAGCTACACCTCGTTGTTCTTGTGCTTCTTTACGTCTAGTACTATCACCAGTAAGCATTCTGTTTGATCTACCTGCCCTAGATTGCTCAAGCGCATTAGGAAAGTTAGTTATTTCACCAGTCCTTTGTGTAGTTGGTATATTCATTTGAGTACCATTATATGCTTGTGGATTAGTGCTTAGTTTATAATCACGTAGTTCCTCAATTATAATACGAGCCGCGTCTTTATCCCCTTCTTCAATACCAGCAAGTATTCTACTAGCCTTGGCTATAGTTTGATCTATATTTAGAGGTTTATCTTTATTCACTCTCTTCATAGCAGATGCTAACATACCTTCATTACGCTTACCTACAAGCTCTAATGCATTCTCACCTCTAGCATTAATCTGTGCCATTTTTTGTAACTGTTCTGGTGTATTAACAAGGATATTCTGCATTTGAGCTAGTAAGTTATTCTGTGGAGGCTGACCCTGTTTCTGCAATTGTTTTTGTACCATATTAGAGAATACAGGAGGTTGAGATTCACTTTCTAAACCGAAAGATTTAACCATATTAGATTGTTTACTAATATCACCTAAAGGCCCGCCGCGCCATCCAGTAAAAGCACTTAAAGCGTTGGCTTTGTTTGTGTTACCACCCCAAGGACCACTCCAAGTTATAGGAGAACCTTTTTGCAAACCTTCTCCACCCCATTGATCAGGAATACGATTAATAGTTGCAGTAGGTTCTTGATCTTCTTGTGATTGCTGAATTTGTTGTTCTAGACGTAACTTATTCCAATCCTCTAAAGTCTTACCCATAAAGGATTTATTTTTATTATCCTGATTAGTAGCATCAGCCTCAGATTCCCAAGTACGCATACCTTTATTACCAGCAGCAATTTGAGAGTTCATGTGTCCTTTGTAACCTTCCATCATCTTAGCTAAGTACTCAGGATCACCCATCTTACCTTCAGCTTGTTTAGCTTCCCATTGTTTAATTATTTGGCTAAGTGGTGCTTCTCTTATATCTTTTTGATTCTGTAAGAAGTGTTTTAATACCTCTTCCTCATTTAATCTATCAGCATTAGCTGCATTGAATCCTTGATATAAAGCACCTAAACCAAATTCAGGTTGATAACCTGTAGAAATTGGTGTCATTTAGATTGTACCAGAATTTGAAGTATTTGTATTATTAGCATTACCACCAACATTAAAACCCAAGGCTGACATAAGGGGACTTAGATAACCATTAGCATTTTGTTTCTGAGCACCAAGTAATGCCTGTAATCCCATCATATTTGGACTTATATTAGCACCTGCTGGTGTATATAGTTGTTGTTGATACTTCATAGCAATATCAGCCATAGCTTTTAATAGTTCAGGATCAGTGGTAGCACTGTTACTTCTACGTCCGGCTGCAGCGTTCTTTCTGTCTTGTGCAGACTTTAATGCTGCAACTTGATCAGCAACAATCTTTTGAGAGTATGGATTAGATACAGCTTGCTGTAATTGTTGTTGATAAAATGGTCTTTGCGAACCAAATGGATCTAATGTTTGCTGATTTTGACCAATAGTATTTTGAATACCTTGAACATACTTCTTATTCTGTCTGCCTTCAGCTAGAGCACCTAGTATAGAACTACCACCCTTACCTGCAAATAAATCACCTAAACCGCCTAATGCCTTAGTTAATGCATCAGAGAAAGGAGAACCCCCTTGTGCATCAGCAGGCATTGGCATAGGGTTAGAAGTCATTTGGCTATAAGTACGTTCGTTGTAATCAGGGAATTGTGTACCATATCCCATATCTTGCCCAAAGGTATTACCATACCCTTGAAAACCACCTTCTTGTCCTTGAGCAATATTGTCAAAGGAGTAATTGTAATCTGTATTTTGACCTGCTATTAATTGAGGATCTAGTTCTGGATCATTATATAGTTCATCACCATATCCACCAAACCCACCCTCTTGACCTTGAGCTGTGTCATCAAAATAATAATCTTCGTAATCATCCATGTTTAAACCTCATATTTTCCAGAAATTATAATTGTATTACCAGTTGCAACCCATGAGGATGGATAACAACGATCGTTTGTAGAATCTAATAATCCTGTACCTATACCAAGTAATGTAGTTTTATTAGATGTAGTAACTGTATCATCTTGAGCAGCAGCAACAGGTAAATCACAATAAGTTGTACCTGCTGTGGATGCTGTTGTTGCTGTACCTGAACAAGAAATCTTGACAGTATAAAAGATAGTTCTACCTATCCGTGAATATCTACCAGCATATGTAGCAGCACCAGTGCCATTAACAACTGTTAAATTTGTAAATGTTGGGGACCATGTACCTTGAGTAGAATCTAATACTGCGGTATGTTCAGCATTTGTCAGATGGTACATTTCACCTGAAGTACCACCTTGTAATCCTTGTAGAGAATTATGAAGTCTTATAGCAATATCAGTAATATTAGAACCAGCAAAGTTAATAATATACCAAGGAACAGAACCTGATGTTGATATATAATTTCTTAACTGTTTGTACCATTCTAACCATGTAAAAGATCCTGGTTTATCTTGAATGGGTGGTGGAGGTAAACCTGCCATTATGAAATCCCTTCAGTATATTGTAATTCCATTGCTTCATATCTTGTTTGTGGATTAGTATTTACATCTTCAAATTCAAAAGATCTACGTCGAAATTGACCTAAACGCATTGCATAAGGAGGAAGATCCCTGTCAGAATACATATCAATACTGGATGTTCCAACTATAGGTACAAAATCTCTATAGTCATTATCATGCATATATAACTTAATAGGAGTACTACCTGTATCCACTTGATCCATAAATAGAGAAAGTTTATATAGAAATTTTCTATTCATAGTATCCATATCTATTCTGTTAGTTCTGAACAAGACTCTTATATCATAAGCAGATGTATCAGTAACATTATCAACACCCGTGTGATGTTCTATTCTAACCACCCAATTGTCAGTACTGAAGATAGGAGTTAAAATACTAACATCAACTTGTCCATACATATGTCCATTACCTACATCTGTTACATAGTTAATACAGAATCTACCACCATTCATACCCCACTCATGCCATAACTTTTCATCAGGATCATATACAAAAGTTCTATCAGTAGTTGGTAGATTTATTAAATAAAACATATGACCAGAGATTCTGAGATTATAACCTTTGATTGCTGTCATATCATATTCATGATCTAATAGTTTATCCAGATATTCATCTGATACTTTTCTAGGTTGGAAACCATCAATTAACCAATAGGCGTATCCACCAGAATCTGATCTACCTACAAAAGCACAGTTTCTTTCATGCTGACAAACAGAATCCGCAGAAGCACAGCCTACTTGTAATGTAGCACCTTCATTTCTATTAAATGGAGAACCTGCTGCGTTTGCTGCATTATAAAAGAATTCAGCTGAGTATTCTCCAAAAGCTATGATTTGGTTATTCTGTCTAGCAAGAGCTGTGATAGGATCAGGAAAACTTTCAGCAGATACAAAGTTAGATGCGTCCCATGATGTAGGATCATCTACAACACAATTATATAAATCAGAACCTTTAGCCAAGACAATATAACCATCCAGGAAAACAGGAGATACTATATGTGGGGATGGGAAATCTGCATCTATAATAGGGGTAACAGTACCTGCTGTATCTATAACCCAACCATTTATACCATCGCATACAAAGAGATAATCTCCTGTGGATGCTGAGTTACCCACAATCATAGCAATTGTTGTATCTACAGTTGTAATAGCTAAGCCTAGAGGAGTAGGTGCTCCTACACTACCAAAAACATCTTCATAAATATCACTACCATAGGCAGCATATATCTTACCATTAAAGAATTGTATCCCTCTTGGAACATCAGTGGAGAATGATTTATACGCATCTAACCCAGGTCTTTTAATTATCCATGTTTTAGTAACATCAGTTTGATCTACTTTTCTTGATTCTGGATAACAGTTTAAGAATCTTTGATCCTTATCAGCACTATCTCCTCTATTAGAAAAAGCACCAAATAATGGTAGTTTAATTTTCTGCAGACTATCCTGTGCTTGTCGTCGTTGTGCCATTATCTATTCCTTCTTTGTTGTCTCACTAAATTAACTAGTGTCTTTGCTAAGTCTGAGTTAGATTTGGCTCTACGAGAATCATAATTACTACCAGTATTATTAGTCATGGTACTAAGGAAATCTCCTAAACCAGAAGCTAAGCTACTACTAAGAGCACCCTCACCCATATTCTGTTTCTTGAATAGACTTTGTAAAGCACCACTAGCACCACTACCAATCATATTAGAACCAGTCTTTCCTAAAGTACCATTTAGATTTGAAGATATATAATCTCCTGCTAATGGTCCTAATCCAGAACCAATTCCACCTAGTAAGGCATCTTTAACATTATTACCTTGTGCTAGTCCTGATAAAGCACCAACACCACCACGCACTATAGATGAACCTATTTTACCACTAGTACCTAGTGCATCACCTACAGAACCGCCTAGTTTATCAAAAGCTCCAGCTTGTCCCAATCCTCCAGTTACTGCCCCTAATATACCACCAAGATGATTACCAGAAGCTAAAGAACCTAAAGTAGTCATAGCCAAACCAAGAGGGGCTAAAGGAGTGAAACTCAGAATAGATCCTAAACCTTGCATTAATTTATTACCCAAACCACTACTTTGATGATGGTATTGTGAGTTATCTACATTAGTCCATCCAGGAAGTTTCTCAGCATTCTCAGCTGGAGCATAAAGACTATTAGCATCTAGTGATTTAGTTAATTGATTCCATGTATTAGGATCATTATATTGTCTCTGTAAACCATAGCTAGATTGAGTGCTACCCTTTGTATCTTCTCTTCGGACAGTATATGGATCAACATAACCTAACATATCCTTTGAAGCTGGTGTTGGGTCCATCTTATAACCCATAACTTTGTTGTTGTAAATTAATGGGGTTGATCCGAATAAACTTTGTAATCCTTTAATACTATCATTCTGATTATCACCTGATAATGCCATAGATGATCTATTTACTGTAGGATCACCAGAGATAGGTTTATTATTAAGTAATTGACCTAATACTTCCCATTTATCCAAATCACCAGCAGAGTAAGGAGAGGTATTAGAATATTGTGTTGGATTAGGAAATGATGGTGTGTAATTATCCATCTCTCCAACATTAGTAGGCATACTCGCAGCATATGGATTTTTACTTTGTTCTTGTTGAGCAGCTAATTCTTTTATGGTATCATCTAAACCCTTATAGCCTTTACCTATAGCAGAACCATTAGAGCCTAAGATATTGTAAGTACCACCACCTAGATCTTGCATATTATATCCTGCAGTACCCCATTGGGCACTACTAGGATCTACATCACCTTGATAATACTGCTGCCCCTTGTAAGAGGTAACAGGATTTTTTAGAGATAATAAATTATATAGTGTAGGATCTACAGTACTCTTAGATGATTTCCAACCTTTACTTTTTAAAGCATTAGTAACATTGTTAGGATCAGAATAGTCAAAATCACCATAGTAATAATATTTACCACCAGCTTTAGATAAAGCATTGCCTACATAATCTACAGTCTCTTGATCTGGATTTTGATTCCCTGCTAGTTTACTACCAGCAAATAAAGAATCCTGTTGTCCTTGCTGCTCCTTTAGTTGATTTTTAAAATTCATTTGAAATGATGTTGGATCAGTTGTACCCAATCTTATCATTTCATTTTTTCGTCGTTGACTTCCTAGTTTAGCTCTATTAACTGCATCAGCAATTTGATCTAAACCTAAAATTTGTGAAGAATCTGGTTGCATTATTTAATCACCAATTGCGAAAATCACGCTGGAAGAACATAGAACCTTCCTCTAAACCAAAGTTCATTGCATCCTGTTTGATAATAGTCATTTCATTCCAGAGTTGTTTTCTATCTGCGAGTGGAATACCATAAGAAGGAGCTAATCTACAAGCAAGACCATAACAGAGAGCATCAAACCATTCTTGTGGAAAGTCAGGTTCATCAACATCTGCATCAAGATCCTCAAATGGTCTTTGGTAATGAATAACAACTGTATTATTAGTTGCCTCCACAGTAGTTGGAGTAGGAAAGACATACAGATCACCATAAACTCTCTGTGGATCATAATAAATCTGTATAGGATTACCAGATACAGATTTATTACCAAGCATATTATATTCTTGTCTAGTCAGGATTCTCATAGGAATATCAACAAGAGATGTTGAATTTCTATTAAAAGCTTGATGGATCTTTAATGGTTTTGCTATATCTATAGTTTGGGTAAGACCAATTCTATACTTATTAACTCCGTCAGTCAAGGGTACATTGTATGAAGTTATTGCCCATAGTTGTAATCCATCAGCCATCCAGGATTTAACTAAACCATTTAAAGCTAGATTAGCATCTGATAGATCATAAGCAGTAGGAGTTCCACCTTGAGGAACAGCATTCAACAGACTTAATGCTCTATTGATAATATCTAATCTGGTTGTTGAATAATTGGTTGATCCAGAAGTACTCATGGTTTAGTTCCTTTTATTAAAAAAAATGCAGCTGAAATAGCACTAGCAACAATACCAACCCATTTAATTATATTAACTAAAAAACCAGCTGCTTTCCAAGCATCCACTAACTCTGTAACAACAGGAGTTAAATCCGCTTCATCCTTAATATGAGTTTTAATCATATCATACAAATCATGCAACATTTGATCCTGCTTTGTTAGTCGTTCTTCCAACATAAGTAATAGATTAGATTCTGTTCCACGACGTTCTACGCCATCCCACATATTACTCACGCAGTGCTACTCCAACAGCAATAGCTAACTTTGTTACTAGATTTTTAACATCATTTAATGTTGTTATATTATTTTTAACATAGGTATCTATTTCTTCCGCAGTATGCTCAGTTAAATATTTTATTAATACATCACCAGTCAATTTATTTTTTTCTTCTTTGTTCTTATTAACTTTATTCTCAAGATCTATATCTTCTTGTGACTTGGGATCAATAGGAGCTGCTGTATTACCTGCCTTAACCCATGCTAAATATTCTTTATAGTCTGAATTCTTTGGATCATCAGGGATACAAGCATTATCAGCAATTCTGATAATATAAGTATTATTTGTTTTTTTGTACATAATTATGGTATCTCACTTGTTGCTGTAAAATGTGCTGCATGTGTGGTATTAGCTGTGGTAGCACCTGAATTATAGAAAGAAATACTATTGGTTCCTAAAGCAGTATAAGTAACTGCTCTATCAGCAGCAGATGCAAATTCACGCATAAATCCACTAGCTCCAGTGGTAGGTGAATATGCTACTACAGTTGGTATTGCTCTTTTACTTACTTTTAAATTAACAGAAAAATCACAACCTCCCGCTCCCGCAAAGCTAGGGATATTAGTTAAATATCCTATTAAACTACTAGTACCTACAGCAACTCCTGCAGAATAAGAAGTTTCAAAGTAACGTTGACATGCTACCAATTCTTTATCTATTGACATGACTTCTATTGGTGATGCGTAAGATCCTATTTCTAGTTGAACATCTCTAATGATTAATGTCTGACCATTAGTAAGAGCACCACCACTGAGAACAACCTCAACACCAGTATAAGCATTAGCTGACATTGTAAAAGTAGTAGAATATGTAGCTTCAGTACCATTAATATTCCAAGAACCTGTAGTTATTGATGTTCTTGTGGGTACTGCTAATGATCCAAAAGCATCTTCACTGTTTGCATAATAAACACCATAACTTAAAGTTCCTAAAGAAGTAGAAGAAACTTTAGCAGACAGAGTTACCGTTTGTCCTATCATATGTCTAGAGTTTTGAGCTTCTATACGTTGTCCTATACCAACACCTGTATTACCTGCAGAACCCACAAATCTATGAAAGTATGCACCAGAGGCTTGTATTCTTTGTGCAGATATATTAGCACCTGCACAACCAACATACCATCTATCCAAGCCATAAGCTAAAGCAGCTCCTGCTGTTACAACAAAGGATGCTCCACCGTTGCGTTGATCTATCTGCATTCTACCATTAATTATAGCATTTTTATTTATTGTTTGACCATCTGCTATATTCTGTAAATAATTATTATAAGCTTGTACATTAGTGCCAATAGTTAATCCTAATGTAGTACGCTGATCTGCTACTGTTGCATCATCTAATAAAGCTAAACCTGCTGCTGTTGCAGGACTAGTAATAGTTGATAGATTAGCATTATAAGCTTGTACATCAGTTCCAATAGCTAGACCTAAATTAGTTCTTGCTGTTGCTGCATTAGTGACATCACTTAAATTATTTGTTTTTTCTAATTTATCATTATTCAAATTATTGAAGTTTGCATCACCTTCAACCCAGGATAAAGGAGAACCTTTCCCAGCTCTTGTTACAATTATAGTCAAAGATTTCTCCTTTACGGTATTATATAATTATCCACAAAATATTGCTCATCTATATAAAAATTATATGGGACAACTACAAAGATCTCTTGTGGTATTGGTCTGCTAAATGGAACAGATATTTTGTCTTGTCTGGTCTTAACAAAGTCTTGTGGATGACGTTGCTCATAACAATTTGGACA